TAACGGCCATCATCTGAACCTTTACCTTTTGTGTTTGCAGTAGCAACCACGGTGAAACCTTGTGCAGGTACAATCAACTCACCTTTCTTTTTCAACATGAAAGGTTTACCCTCAAGCACCCGTTGTAGTGAGGATAGGTTCTGAGCACCATAGTCAATTTCATCAATACACAACACAGCGCCTTGACGAGCGGCAGTAGTTACGGGGCCGTCACGCCATTCCATGTTGCCGTTGATAAGCACATAGTTACCAAGCAAATCAGATTCATCGGTTTCAGGTGTCATTGACACACAGATAAATTTGCGTTTAGCTTTAGCACAAGCCTGTTCAACCGACATTGTTTTGCCGTTGCCAGAATGGCCAGAAATAAAGATTGGGAAAAACCGTTGTGAGGTTACGATTGAAAGAACATCATCATAATTACCAAACGGAACATAATTTTTGTAGACCTTTGGAACTAAGTCCGTGATATCAAGGTCGGTGACCACATTTTGAATTCGATTATCTGACACTTCAACGGCTTTCTTAGGCATATTGATAATTTGTGCTTGCATAGCAGGCATCATTGTACCATTTGGTACACGATACATTCCACGAGCCAGACGATTACCAACTTCTTTAGTAAAGAACTGAGCACCAGACAAACCAATTTCAGAGCAGATTGTTTTAATTTCTGCTTTTGAAACTTCTGCTTTTCCAGTAGCAGTCAACATTTCAAAAAACTTTTGCTTCAACTCGGCACGATTAGACATAATATAAACTTTCCTCACGATTTAGATAACCATTGTAACATACGAAACAAGGACTGTCAAGCCCCTGTTGCGTAAACACAACACTTAGGCAGCAATGCCCTGTATGAATTTGGAGACTAGCACACGATTTACGGCACGCTTTTTATTGTATTTCATAAAAGCGTTTTTCAACTTACCTGCCGTCACTTTGCCAGTAACTTCAATTTCCTCATCATTTGTATTCAACTCATTACCGCCAGCAATTAGGTAGAATGAATTATAACCAGGTTTATTAGACACTAGGTATTTGTCTGCTCTGAACTTTTTAGCAAGTTCATTTTGTTTTTCATACAGCAGAATATCTTGTTTCTTGGTTCGCATATCTTGTAATGTAGTGCCATCTTCAAAGACATATCTCCAATACAAAGCACTCTTTAAAGCCCGAGTTTGTGATGGAACAAGGAAGAAACCAAAAATTTTAGATTCAGAAGATTTACGGAACCAATCAAGCATCACCTCGGTCATTCCTTCATTTTCATAATCAATTAGTTTGCTAAACTTAGCAGACTTATCAGTAACAATTGCATTTACCCAGCGTGGGTCGAAACCATATCGACCAGAAACGGTTTCTGTTAAACCTGTAAGGTTATCATGTTGCAACTTTGATTTTTGATAACGGCAAACACCGTCAGCATCACCATCATGCACAATGACCAAACTAGACAAATCTAAATTGTTGCGTTTACGGAACTCTTTCATAATTCCAGAAACTGCTACGATTGCTTGAATCATAGGAGTATTGGACAAATGTTCTGTAACTGGACGGCTTACAAAGCGGCGATAACGACCACCTTCATATGATTTCATTAAGAGAACCATATTGCGAATAGCATTATTAAATTCACGATTGTTCATTTTTGAGCTGAGATATTCACGCAAGAACATGTTACTAAAGCTCAAATCTCCATCTTTCATTTCAAAACATGGAAAATTCTCAGTTCTGTAAGTATAACGATTCACACCTTTATCTTCAGCATGAGCATCGGTGCAATCACCAAAACCATATACAAGGAAAGGAATGTTTACTTTACGGCAGAACATAGACAATACCATAATCTGTTCAAGCGAACCAGACATGTTATCAGACATAGAACCAGAACGGTCAAGCAACAACACCAAACCATGAGACTTACCTTTTGGTGTAAGCATCACTTTACGGAAAATGTTATCGTCAAACTGATAAGATGACAACTTGTTAATATCGATATCGCCTGTATCACTTAGTTTTGATTTACTAAAAGCTTTGGCAGCTTTACGCATTTCAAACTCTTTAGCAAGCAGGCCAACATAACGGTCATTCTTAACTTTAAAATCATTCACCCACGATTTTACTTTTTCTGGATTCAGATGATATTCTTTGATTTCATTATCATAGAATTCATTAAGAATTTGGTGAACACGCTTATATCCTGTGATGATATTTTTATAGATTGGTTTTGGCAAAGTAAGATAGATATATTCTTTACACTTTTCATCCAACAACATCACCTCATTATTACGGTAATTATCATCAGTTTCACATTCAGGTGCAAACTGGTCACCGCCTGTTGATTCGGTAGAATCTTTTAGACGATTGATTTTGGTTGCATCTTCTGCTTGCTCTTCTTCCGTCTTTTCAGAATTGCTGTCAACATCAGATTTGATATCTTTTTTGGATTCATTTTCCTCACCATCAATATCTTCGGCATTTTCTGATTTTTCAGAATCACCATCTTGACACTCATCATTAGAATCATTCTCGGAATCGGATGATTCACTTTCATCACTCATATCAAAATCAGATGGTTCATCCTCAAATTCATCACCTTGAGAATCATCCATTTCAAATTCATATTCACCGTTTTCATCAAACTTATATGAGAAATCATTCATATCCTGCATTTCGAATTGCTCATTTTTTGAGTATTCGTAAACTTCATCGGTAACAGCAATAACATCAGTCCAAGATTCCATAGCTATGACTTTTTCAATCAAAACTTTTTCTTGGTCTGAAAATGTAATGTCAGCTGTATATTGGGATTTTGTGTAGATATTCAGGCGGTTGATAAACGCCATAGAATTAATATCACGACCATTAATACCAAAAAAGTCACGCTTCATTAATTCAGCATAAGCTGCTTGAAACGATGATTTTAGGCCAGGATATTTGCGTTTGACTTTTTTCTCAATACGAGCATCTTCAACAACATTAAGGAATGATTTGAAGTTTTTGCCTTTTGTTTTATCAACAACGGCATCATGCCAACCTTCAGCAGGTGTATAGAGAGCATGGCCGACCTCATGGCCACAAAGCAAGTCATAAAGAGCACCAGTCATATCTTGCCAAATAGGAAGATACAAAACACGGTTCATTGGGTCAAATCGAGCGGTGCGAATCTTTTGGTGTTGCACCGTGAGGTTCTCAGTTGCCATCAACTTAGCAAGGAGAGTTTTTTGTTCGGTAGTAAATGTCATTATAGTTCCATCACAAATTGAACTACCATTATAACAAAACTGGCCTAATTGTCAAGCCCTAGTGTTGCATAAAAACAACAGTCGGAAAGTCAATTGGAATAAGAGGTGGAGCGGATATCAGGAGTTAAACCTGACTGTCTATTGGGATAGATTGTCTCGGACTCTCCGCATTGTTATTACATTATATAATTATTTATGCACTTTGTCAAGCGTTTTATCGACCAACTTGGCAAAGATATTTCTCTTTTGCCTGTTCCCAAGTTAAGACGGTAAGGTCATCATAGAAAAGGGTATCGTTATTGTTGCGACTTTTCTTCACCAATTGCTTGATACGAGGTTTCGCATGTTTTGTTTTCCAAATCTCAACCAATGCCTCAACACTTGTATCAAATGATTTAATCAAATCTTTATCTTCAATTCGTTTGTTTAGGTAATCAATACTGTTATCATATAAAGGCGACCAATAAATTCCACGAGCATGGTCGGTACGAATCAACTCTTTAGGAATGTTCAGTTTACTATACACAAATTGAAGTGAACGATTCTTGTGGTCACGCTTATGTGGTTGACCTGATGGTTTCTTCGCAACATACCATTCAAAATATTTGCGGGTATGTTTAGCACGAAGCCAATCACGAATCTCATAACGAGTATCTTTCTCAGGTTCAAATGATACAGAACCTGCCGTGAAACCCATTTTTTGCCAATGGTCAAGACCATCATACTGTGAAAGTCCATCAGCCTTGGTACGACCATAAAGTGATGTGGTTGTTACCGATACAAGTGTATCTTTATACAACTTCTTCCAAAGTTCTTGCACAGGGTCAGCAAGACATAACAAGGCAAGTAATTTACCGCCAACATAGTTGAAACCTAGTGGTTGCAAAGGCACAATTGTAGAACCAATTGCAGTATGGTTAATCATACCACCTTGTGTCTTTAACTCACGAGGCCAACCAATGTGATTGTCACGAGGTGTCAAATCAAGGAAGTCGGATGATATACAAATAACACCAAGATACTTCTTGGTTACTTTATCACGGACAACAAAGTTTAGGTTACGACCAATGTTGGAATTATTCTTCATTGTAGACGAGAAGGTACGAATACAGTTCCAAAGTTCAGGCAAGTCCTGTTCTTTGTTTGTATAAAGCATCTCAGGTTCAAGTTTCAAGTAGTCTTCAGGTGTCTCAGGCAACCAAAAATTATTCTTAATCTCCTCGATTGCACGGCGTTGACCCTCATCTTCAAGGACTCTTTTCTCGCCTTCCCATAAGTCATTCACAATGACCGATGGATATTTGTCCTGAACTTCACACCACTTTTGGTAGAGTGTGTATTCTTTAACATCCATACCAGAAACAAATGTTAGGTCTTTAATGATTCTATCACGCAATGATTCATCCGTCAGAATAGCAGGTTCAACATTCTGTTCCTGCCATTTTGTCCATTGTGCTTCTACATCATCTTTTGGGTCAAACGAATATGCCATTAGCGTTCTTCTGTATTCTAGTAATTTTCTTAATCATTTTCATTGCTCGTTTTTCTGCCATCTGAGCTGAAAGCTTGCCTACATGTTGTACCATTTTGATACCATTTAAGTGGTCTAACTCATGCAAGAAACATCGAGCAGTTAAACCATCTAAACGCATCTGTTTAAGTTCACCT